AGGGATCTGCCGCAGCGTCTCGTTGATCGACTGCGAGACCTCGACGCCCTGGGCGGACCTGATGGTCTTGTCGGTCGCCAGCATGTACAGCTCCCCGTCCATCCCGGTCACCATCGAATGGGGCGAGATGCAGCCGAACTCCTCGGAGACCGAGCTGATGGCGAAGAGCAGGTCCCCGCCTGTCATCCACAGCCGCTTGACCGACGCCTCCTTGACGACGATCAGGAAGTCCTTGTAGACCTGGGCAGCGACGACGAAGTCGGAGCCCGCCACGTCGGCAGCGCCAGCGCCAAGGGAGTCCCACGTCTCTTCGTCACCGATGGAGGACCAGCGGATCCGCTGATTGCACTGGACGCCGTCCTCTGTCGTCCTGATCAGGAAGACGCAATTCTCGAAGACCGCCACCCAGTGGGCGGCCGTGCAGTATTTCCCGGCGTACATCTCGACGCCGTTGGCCCCGCCCAGCCACGCGGCCGGCGTTGCGTCGTCGAAGACGATGACCTTGTCGATCCCGTTGGTCGCTATCACTCGGTTGTTGAACGTGACGGCCGACCAGTGCGTCGTCGCTGACAGCTCGAGCGCCGACTCGCCAGCGCCCAGCCAGGTCACCCAGTCGGTCGTCGCCGTGTCCCACCGCCAGATGCCGGTCTCCGTGAAGGCGAAGAGGTAGCCCTCGCCTGACGTCTTCTCCAGCCAGTGCATCTGTATGGCCGGGGCCGGCAGCGCCGCCAGCAGGGCCGCCCGCATCTTCGCCCGCCTGATCTCGCCGTTGACGATCTGGATGTTGGAGCAGTCGGGGGTGTAGGCCTCCTGCAGCAGCATGACCGCAAAGTCCTGTTTCAGGCCAAGCGTCGGGCTGAAGATGCCGTATCGGTTCATCGTTAGATCCTCTTGCCGATGGCGAAGATCGCGTAGGGGGTCGCCGCCTTGTTGGTGTAGTAGCCGCCCTCAGACTTTAGCGTGATCGTGTGGGCGTCCTTCATGGCGGCCGGGACGGTCAGGATCGAGCCGGTCCCCGAGTTGAACCAGACGAATGCCCCGCCGGCATTGATGCCGAGGACCGGGTCGGTCGCCGCGTCCACCCGCTTGATCAGGACCAGGTAGGGCTCGATTCCAAGGTCGATGTCCTGACCGGGCGCGGCCGATCCGTTGCCCTGGTAGTGGCCCCGGATCATGACAGGGACACAAAGCTCGTCCATCGCCGCGGTCTTGTCGGGCGTCTTGATCCGGATGGTCTTGCCGACGTCCTCATACTCCAGCGTCACGCCGTCAAGCGGGATGGCCAGCCGTGTCACCTCGGCGTCGTCCGGGTCGACGATCGCCTGGATCGTCTCGCCGTCGAAGAGCGCGTTCATGGCCGCCAGCGTCAGGCACAACTGCCCGGCCTTGGTCACCTGAACCGGGTCGCCGTCCACGCCGTCGCAGGCCGCGAAGACCTCGGCCACGTCGTCGACCGACTTGGTGTAGAGCAGGGCCTCGCCGTCAAGGGGAACGGGGTCTTCGTCCAGCGGTGCCTGAAACGTCACCTGCCGATGCTTGCCAGCGCCTGCAGCGATCTCGTCCAGCAGGCTGCCGGTCAGGTGGAAGAAGTGATCGACGTCCAGCCGCTCCTGAAAGGCCAGCCGCGTCTGCCGCTCGTAGTCATCAAGAAGCCTGGGCGACTCGCTGCCGGCGGGCTTGGTTGTGTCCAGTGTCGTCATGGTCTATTGCTCCCGCCTTCTAGGCGTTGTTGATTTGCGTGGTTGGCTCGGGCAGCTCGACCATCGACGCGGCCGGCCCGGAGATCTCCTGCTGGAACTTCTGCAGGCACTGCGCATATTTCGGATCCGCCAGCAGGCCCTTGCCCTCCAGGTAGTTGGCCTGCACAAGGCTGTAGATGGCCTCCTGGAATGGATCGGAGAACAGGATCTGGTCGCCCAGCGGGTGCCACTGCCAGTAATGGACCGTCAGCGTGACGTTGCGGTCGCAGACCGGGTACAGGTCGATCAGGTTGCCGCGCCGGCAGAAATCGCGGGGGATGCCGCGGGCAGAGACGCGGACCTGATGCTGTCGGATCCACTCCAGCGTCTGGGGCGTCAGGGGCTTGTCCAGCCTGCCGTCGACCGTGGGGACGATCGCGTCCAGCTCCCTCATGCCCGAAGGCGCGAGGATGTACGACGTGCCGGCGACGATGGCGACGTCGGACGATGTCCTCATGTCGCTCCACCTGGCCATGCCGCTGATCGCCTTCAGTGCCCCGTCGATGTACTCCTCCAGCGTGGCCATCGTCTCGGCCCGCTTGAGCCTGACGTTAAGCGCCGCAACGATCTTCTGTCTGGTAATCGCCATGTTCATGCTCCAGGAAACTCCATCGGACGCTGGTCAGGTAAAGGAGGAAGAGGAAACCCTGACCAGCGCCGACGGGAGATAGCTACTTGATCGCGTCCAGGTCCAGGTACGTCACCATGACCGTCCACTTGCCGGCCGTCATGGTCGACCAGTTGGCCCCGGGCGTAGCCGCGACGTACACGTTGCCGGCCGAGGTGGAGATCGCGCCGAAGGGAGCGCCCGCGGCCGCCCCGCTGACGGCCGCCCCGGCCGCGTAGATCGTCGCGGAGCTGGCGTACTCGTTGCCGCTGGAGCTGGACCCAAGCTCTGCCGCCAGAGTGGTCGCGCCGCCAGAGAACACGGCCGCGTCTGTGTTGATGATCGTGACGTCAAGGACGCGGGCCCTGGCCGGCACTATCGCGCCGCAGTTGATGACCTGCTCGGTCGTGTTGGCCGCCGTGGTGAAGGCGAAGTCCTGCCCGGTGACGCCCACGCCGCCGATCGTCACCCGCTTGGTCTTCACCGCGCCGTAGAGTTGGTAGCCCTTGCGGTCGACCGTTGTCATCTGCTTTGGGATCGTCAGCGTGTGGTTGCTGATGTTCTGACTGAGCCGGGTCACTACCTGGCCGGTGACGTTGTTCTTGACCGAGATGTTGAACGCGGACGAGTAGGCGTAGAACTTGAAGACGCCGTCGGTCCGGGCGGTGATGGTCGAGCCTATAGCCGTGCCGTTCGACGTGGAGTAAACGGTCGCCGCGGCGTCGGCCGTGGTTGTCACCGTCATGGTACAGGAGTCGGTCACGACGTTGCCGGTCTCGTCGACGACGTTGAACTGCCACTGATTAAGGCCGATGTCGGCGTAGGAGACGGTCCACAGGGCCGCCACTACCACGCAGACGACGAGGGACAAGAGGGAGAGACGCTTAAAGCTCATGATCTTTTCCTTTGGAAGGAGGAGATTCTTTTAGGATTGCCCGGCCAGGTACACGCACCTGGCCGGGCTCCGGGAAACAACATGCTGCTGGGGGACCATATTGCTGGTGTCAACAAAATGGTCCCGAGACGTTACTAATCGGCCTGGACGCAGGTGTCGACGACGATGACGCCGTAGTCCTCGGAATTGAACACGGGCTTGCCGACGGCCATGATGACGCCCAGGGCAATGCCCCATTCGTCCCCGTAGTCGAATTCCTTGGTCTTGGAATACGGCAGCTTGCCGTAGCCGTGTACGCAGGCCTGAGCGCCGCAGAACAGGGCGCGGGCCGCGGTCGTGCCGTTGGGCAGTGCGTCGGCCGCGTCGAACAGCTCGGCCGCTGTCGCCCCGCCTGCACCCGTGCGGACGTGGATCCGCTCGACCTCGTGAAGGATCACGTTGTCGTAGATGCCCAGTGCCCCGGTGAAGATCGGGTTAGTGGGCCCGCGGGTGGCCGCCAGCTGCGCGGCGTCCTTGAACTCGTCGGTCGCCTTGAAGGCCTTGGCCTGCAGGGGATGGATGAACATCACATAGAAGGCCTCGCCGTTGATCATGATCGGGCGGACGATCGGCTCGGTCCGCTTGGCCTTTCGCTTCACGGCCGAGATCACCGCCGGGCCAAACAGGGTCGCGGCGATGTTGGCCTGCAGCATCTCGGCGTCGGTGTTGCCGGCGTAGTGGGTGATCACGCCCGCGGCGGTCTGGCCGCCGGTCCACTTGCGGTTGGTGGTCGGGACGGACGCGGCGATGTTGGCGTCGGCCGATGCCACGCCAGACAGGGCCGCGATCGTGTAGCCGTCGATCTTGGCGGCCAGCCACTCCTCCAGCGCGGGCTGGGCCTGCATCTTGGCTTCGAAGACGACGCGACGGTCCGACAGCTCGCCCTCGGACCGCACGGCGTGGCGGGTCTTGAAGAGGGTCATCGAGTAGTCGTAGAACGTCAGGGCCTCCTCGTTGCCTTCCAGGTCGTTGTCGCCCTGGACGCCCTGGCTGGTCAGGGGCGCACGCATCGGGAAGGTGATGCGGTCGCCCTTGTCCTTGGAGAAGTCGCCGCGGAGCTGGATCACGGCGTCCGGGGACGTCGAGATGTCGACGCCCTTGGGCAGCCGCTCGTTCTTGCCGATGAACTTGCTGAAGTACGTCCCGAATCGGGCGTACTGGAAAAACGCCGCACTCCACAGCTTCTGAGTAAGGGCGTGTCCGGTTGCAAATGCTGTCTTGGCCATTTTTGGCACTCCATTGCTACGTTGTCAGTTTCCATCCTGACGCCTTGCGTCCCACTATGGGCCGCTAGTACAGGCGTCGGGGCGGTGCATCCATGTCCTAGCGCAGTGCGTTCAGATCTGCCTGCTCCAGTGCCCCCTGCAGTTTGCCGGCGGGCTGGGAGATCAGGCTCAAGATGTCGCTGTAGTCGGAGGAGGACGAAGGCGAGGACTGTCCTCCCACCGCCGGCCGACCAAGCCGGTCGATGAAACTCTCGTTTGCGACCGACGTCGATCGCTGGGCCAGGTCAGGGACCAGCTTGACGGCGGTGTCGTAGATGGCCTGGGCGACGTCTTCCTGCTGGCGAAGGTCCTGCAGGAGCCCGGGGAACTTCTGGGCGAGGTACGCCACGCCGGTAGTGATTACCGTGTCGGCGTCAAGGCCCTGCGGTACGTTGCGGCCGCCCTTGGGGAACTTCTGGCGAAGCCGCTCCATTGAGGCGTTTTCCCGCTGGACCTGCGAGGCCTGCTTCTCGGTCTGCTGCTTCTGCTCGCGCTTCTTCTCGCGCATCTCAAACAGCAGCATGTTCTCCCGGGCGGTCAGGAGGGCGTCCGGATCGTCCTGGATCTTCTTGAGCAGTGCCTGCTCGGCCTCGTTCTCCTGGGGCTTGGCCTGGCCCTGCCCCTGCTGCATCTGCAGGAGCATCTGCTGGGTCTGCTGGTTGTTGGCCCGGAGGGTCCGGACCTCTTCCATCAGCCCGGCGAATGCAGGCGTCTGGGCTACCACGTCGTGCGGGATCTTTGAGGGGTCGACGTTGGACCATTCCCCAGCCTGTCCGTTGCCGGCGGGCTGTCCATCCTGTCCATCGTCTTGTCCCTGATCCTGGCCATCGTTCTGCAGATCGTTCATCACTGTCTCCTGTCCCGATCGTGACGGGCTCGGGCTGCCCGATACTGGCCGATTGACGCCCGGCCAGCGGCGAATCGTCGCAATGCCCGCGACGTGGGCTTGCCTGGCCTTACGCGGGCCCGGCTGGTAACTGTCCCTGTTGCGGCATGGGCTGACCCTGGGGCATGGCCGCCTGGGCCTGCGCCTGCTGGTCCTGCTTCATCTCCGCGATGATCTCGTCCTTGTCCGGAAGGTTCGACGCCCCGATGATCCGCTCGGGTCTGATCGGCAGCCCTTCCTTGGCCGCATCCAATAGCTGCTGGAAGTGTTCCATCCTCATCGTCGGACTGCTTGAACTCTCGGTGACCGTGACGCTGTAGCGGCCATGCTGCCAGGCCCGCATGGGCGTCAGGTCGACGACCGGCTGGCCGTCTGGTCCCTCGACCATGAACGACTGGAGGCTGGCCTCCTCGATCACGGCCTCGATCTCTTCGTCGCTGTAGACGTCGGTGTTGCGGATCATCTCCCAGACGAACCGGCCCAGCGATCTCTTGGTCCTTTTGAAGTTGTCGAAGATCTGCTCGATCACGGTCAGGCCGGCGGACTGCCTGATCATCCGGGCCTTGCCTGATTCGGTCTGCTCTGGCTGGATCCCCATCATGTCGGGATTGACGCCAGAGATCTCCTTCATGTCCTTGCCCGCCTGCATCGACTGGTTGAAGTGGCCGGCGTCCAGCGGGTTCGGCATGATCTTCTCGGCCGTGCCCCCGCACTTGGACAGGTCCAGGACGAACCCAGGCTTTGACCCGTTGCGGCGGATGTAGTCGTCGTAGCTGTTGACGGGCTTCCCGATCTTCCAGCCGCTGTTGGCGGTCTGGTTGATGTTGTGCAGCGACTGCGATCGGTTCTTGTTCAGCTCGCGTTGCGGGTCCTTCAGGTTGTCGACGCAGCCGAAGAGGTAGCCGTCCGCGAAGTACGGGCAGAAGCGGAAATAGGGGAACTCGTTGAAGCCCTTCAGGGGGTCCTCTTCCTCCTCCAGTATCTTGGCCCCGCACGTCACCGACTTGTAGAGGATCTGCCGCGGGATCTCCAGCATGCGGAACTCGTCAGCCCGGCCGCTCTTGTCCAGTTGCTCCCTGACAAGCTGCAGCTCCTGGCGGGTCAGCCGCTTTGATCTGAGGGTCGGCCGGTGGATCAGGTGGACGTCCTTTGACCATCGCTTATACCAGCACTCTTTGAGCCGGTACTGTCGCTTCTTTTTGGTGCCGTCGGCGCGGGTGGATGTTGCATCCTCGCCCCAGACGTCGCCGTCGACCTCGTCCATCGTCTCGCCCTCCCACTCGGGCTCGTCCGTCGCCTCGTCCAGCTCGTCAAGGCGGACCCGATACTGCAGCTCCAGCTGGTCCGTGTTCATCCAGAATGAACGGAAGATGTATTGACCCTTGCCCACGTCGTAATGCTTGTTGGCCTGGTCTTCCAGGATGTCAAAGGGCGAGGCCTTGCGGACGACCAGGTCGCCGTTGAGCATGTCGTCGTCGAATGACCGCTCGACGTAGCCCCAGCCCTTGCCAGAGATGCAGCCGTCAAGGAAGACGTCGGACAACTCGAAGTCGCCGTCGCACATATCCATCGTGTGCTTCAATAGCTGGTTGCCCAGGTCGGCCACGGCGACAGAGCCCCCACGCCGGGGAGCCAGCCTGATCTCGCTGCGGTTCTGACGCTCGTATCCGCTGATCATGTTGACGATGCCCAGGATATGGTTGATCGTCAGCGCGGGTCGGCCGGTCCTTGTCAGCTCTGCCAGGACCTTTGGGTCCCACTGCTGCAGGCCGGTGTAGAAACGATATGCGTCGATCGCACGGATCCGCCACTCGGTATCGACCTCCATCGCCCCGGTGAACCAGTCCTTCTGTTCATCGACGATGGTGGTCTCGGCGCGGTTGCTCTGTCGCTTGGCCATGTGCTTACCTCTTTACAGTGCCTTGGTCTCGGTCCAACGCAGATCCTTGGTGCCCGGGACATGCGTCTGCTGGGGCTTCGCCTCGGGCGAACGCTTCACGGCAGGCTCGGGGAAGTCTTCGTCTTCGTCGGCCTGTGCGGCCGGCTCTTCGTCGGCGGTCTCGGCCGGCAGGGCCTCGATGTCCCGTAGGTCGCTGATCCGCTTCAGCTCGTCGCCGTTGGCGTCGACTCTCGGCGTCCCGTCCTTCTTCAGGTTCCGCTTGACCAGCTTGTCCAGTTCGGTCTTCTGCTCTTCGTTCAACATCGCTTGATCCTTTCCTTTCGCTATGAAGCCATCGCGTCGACGACGTTGTCGGCGCTCTTATCATCCTCGCCCCATCGGTCGCGCCTCTTGCGGGCCCGCTCGGTCTGGGCGTACTCCAGCCCCTCAAGGCCCATGACGTAGCAGTCCGCCCGGTCGGGCGAACGGCCAAGCGTCCCCTTGATCTCCTTCTTGTCCTGGATCAGGTATCGGCCGCCCGGCAGCGTGTACTTTGGTGTGCAGAGCTGGCCTATCAGGATGTTGTCGTCGACGTTGAGGGAGACCTGGCCGTCGGCCAGCTTGTCGGCCGCCTTCACCCAGATCTCGGCCCGGCGGTTGACGTATCGGGCGACGTTCTCGGCGTTCTCGGCCGCGTTGATCCCGATCGCGTTGGCCCCCATCTCCTGCAGGCGGTCCAGCATGGGCCCGCCGATCCCGCAAGAGTCGATGACGATCAGGGGCTTGTCGTTCTGCGTGTACTCGACGAAGAGCAGGTTCACCGTGTGTGCCGTGTCCTTCTGTCCGTAGATCCATTGCTTGACGATGTTGGTCTCTTCCATCAGGTAGATGACCGTCTCGTCGTCGCCAAACCTGGCGGGGTCACAGACCAGAACACGGCGCACGTCGGCATGATGAAAACGCTGCTTCTGGGCGTTGCGGATCCAAGCCTCTTTGATCAGCTGGTCGTTGCCCTCAAAGCTGTCCCAGTTTCCGCCAAGGTAAGCAGACAGAAGCTCGGGCCGGTGCCTGAATGCGAACTGTAGCGTCTTGACGTACTCCTCGCCCAGGTAGGGGTTGTCATTGGGCAGG